GCGGGTATGCGCCTGTTGGATTCGCACAACGATGTCCAGTATTTCCAGCGCGTCCTCGTCCGATATGGGCCACGGCTCGCTCACGCTGCCGCCCTCCGGCGCTTGCCTTGCCCTGCGCCCGGTTCGCACCCGCGCACGCACTCCGGCCCGCAGGACCAGCCTTCGCCGCGCAGGATCACCTCCGGGGGCACGTGGCGGACGTGGGTGTCGCACCAGCAAACTTGCGCCAGGGGCTCACCGGGGATCGGCTTGCGGCTCATGCGGAATCCCCGTTGGCCAACTCCAGCAGCACGTCGGCGTGGCAGGGCTGGTCGAGCGGGCACCAGCACGCCAGGTTTTTGCCGGTCAGTTCGGGCAGCGACTCCGCGATGGTGCGGAACTCCAGCGTGTGCGCCGAACCCCACGGGTCTGTAATGGTTGACCGCAGATCACGGCGGAACAGTGCTACAAGCACGGCGCGTGTGGCGGCGGTGGGCTTGTTCCACGCCGCGAGGCGGTACGGGTTCCCCCACTTCGACGGCCGGGACACCACGACGGTGTTCGGTGGCTTGCGCCAGCCCTTGGCGCGGCTCAGTTGGATGCGTTGCGGGGTCATGCTGCGTGTCCTCTCGGGCCGTAGTGGGCGGCGTGGGCTGCCTTGCCGGCGGCGCAGGCGCACGGGCGGACGATGTTGCACGAGCAGTCGTCCTCGGTGGGCTTGCGGTCCTCTCGCCCACGGAAGTGGCCGCGGTGGTTCGGGTGGTCGGTGCAGGTCACCCAGCCGGAGTCGTGGCACGAGTAGCAGTCCGGCTCAGTGCGGTCGGCCTTCGGTGCGCTGCCGGCGAGGCGGTGGTAGCGCTCGAGGAGGTCCGCAATGGCGGGGGCGTGCTTCAACTCCCGGCGCATACGGCGGTACGCCTCTTCGGCGCGTGCGTGGTCGAGCTCGGCCAACTCTTCCTCCCACACGTCCACGGCAACAGCAGAGCGGGGCCAGGACTGGGCGATGAGCGTGGCGAGACTCCCGGCTTGGTTGCGGTTCACGCTGCCCCCTTGGCGTAGGAACTGGCGAGGTAGAACTGCGCGACCATGCCCGGCTCTGCGGTGAGGAAGTGCGGGCGGGCGGCCAGCATCATGTCCAGGCCAAGGCGTTCCTTTGCGGCGAAGTTGGCCCGGCAGGCACGAAGGTGGGCGATGGGGTCGGTGACCGTCCGCCCTGCCGTTCGTGCGGCGATGATGGCGTCGATGATTGTCCCGATGGGGTCATCATCCGGACGCCCCTGCGGCGACGGTTCCGTATCTGCCGAACTGGCCCCGGGTTGATGATTGCCAGTTGAGGTTGAAGGTTGATGTTGAGGTTGAAGTCTGTAGTTAGCCTGCCAGGTGTCCTCGGTGGCCCCCTCGTAGGGGTCCTGGCAGGACTCGTCGGAGGAGTCCTCGTAGGGGTCCTGGCAGGACTCGTCGGAGGAGTCCTCGTAGGGGTCCTCCGTGGGGTCATCGTCGCCCCCCTGCAAGCAGGCGTCCAACTCGCGTCGTGCCTGGTCAGCGATAGCGACGGACTCCACGGCGTCAATGGACGACACGATGGACTTGCGAAGGAACTGGTTGCGGTAGCCGCGGTCGTGGCGAATGAACGACCGAACCAACACCTCGTCCGTGTCCTCGTCGTGGATCAGGTAGGCGGCGCGGCGCAGTTCTTCGAAGGCGGCCTCGATGGCGGGAGCTTCGGTGCCCACTGAGTACCTGGCCCACTTGCGGGGCTGGTATGTCAACACCCCGGCCGGCGACAGCTTCGGGTTGCTGATGATCAGCAGGTAGAGGTACTGGGCATCGCGGCTCAGGGTGCGGAAGTCTGAGCCCCACACGAACGTGAACACCTTGGCGTACTGGCGGGCCATCAGCCGATCACCACATCCCATGCAGCCATCCGCTCGGGCTGGATCGTGGTCGTCACGCGCACCGACCGAGCCAACTGGTCGTCGTAGTCAAGGTGCTCTTGGCTAAGCCAGACCACGGCATCACCGGGCACGTCCTCGATGGCGGAGCGCAGATCAGCGACCGTCAGGAAGCGGGGCGGTCCGCTCGTCGTCATGGGCAGAGTGGTACTATCGTCACTCATCAGGGGCAGCCTTTCCTGCTCTCAGAGGCCCCGCCTGCTGTACTGTCCAGGTCCAGCGGCGGGGTCTCGCTTTTCTGAAAGTCTATCGCACGCGCGTTCGCCCCTGGCGGACCCCAAGGGCAGCCAGCCCAGTGCCAGCCGGTGCAGCCGCAGAGCTTGCAGTAGGTCACGCCGCACCCCACAGGTCGAGTTGGCCGGGCTGCTCGGGCTTGGTGCCGAACAGGTTGCGGCGGACTTCCTCCATGCGCCGGGACAGGAGGTCGCGGTTGCGCGAGTCGATGTCAAAGCCGATGCTGTCGCGGCCGTGCAGTTCCGCCACGCAGCACGTGGTGCCGGTGCCCGCGAAGGGCTCAAGGACCAGGCCGGGCCGGTGGAACCCGTGGCCGCAGTCTGTCCAGCCGATGGTGGTGCGCTTGGAGTCCGCGGACTGAGCCATGTCGCCACCCCCAGTCGCCCCGGAGCGCGCCGTCTTCCAATCGGGGTTGACTTTCCCCACCATGGTCCTGTCGATCTTCTCGATCCGCCGCCGAGGCTCTTGGCACACGTTGCACACCTCAGCGGGGCACATGGAGAGCACCAGGCGCTCCGCGAGCTTCGCCGGCCACATTGCGTAGTGGGCCAACTTGCTCGGCTGCGTGGTGAGCGTCCACGTGTCGTGGTGGTCGTACTCGTCCGTCCAGCAGTCCAGCGGGGGCGCGCCTGCGGGGTTGGACTTCAGTACCACGTCGCGGCTTCCCCCATCGGTGACCCCGCGAAACCCGCCCCAGTCCGATGATGTGGCGATCACCTCTCCAGCCCTGCCGCTCGTCGGCTCCGTTCGCACTGCCGTCAGGTCGAACCAGCGCTTGGGAGACTTCGTGGCCACGACGATGTACGACGTGGATGGCCGGAACTTGTCGCCCAGCGCGCCCACGGCGGGGTTGGGGCGGTGCCACACGATGACGTTGCGGACCAGCCATTGCCCGGCGGGCGACTCCTGGCCCGTGAGCAGGTTCCGCCCGTAGGCAAGGCTCGTGGCGTAGAGCTGCGGGATCAGCGCCAGGGACTTCGGGCGGGGCCAGCCGGGGCCGGACCCGCGCACTACACCTTGAAGCGCGCCTAGCGCGGACGACTCAGAACGGGCCTCGCGCCGGAACTCACCTGAGTCGCGCTCCCATCCCGAGGCCCCCGACCCGCTGAACGTGTCGCCCAGTTCGATGGCGATGGAGCCGTGTGGGGCCAGCACGCGCCCCCACTCAGCCGTCAGCCCGAGCAAGGTGTCGAGGAAGGTGGCCGGGTCCGGTTCGCTGCCGATCTCGGCGTGCTTGTGCTCATGGTCGGCCGGGAGGTAGCTGCGCAACGCCAGAAACGGCGGCGAGCAGGCCACGAGGTCCACGCAGCCGTCCGGCACTTGGGCGATGAGGTCGCGCCCGTCTCCAATGCGGTAGTCGATCACAGCGCCCCCGCTTCCACCTGGGCGACAACCCAGTCCATGAGGGACACGCGGGCGTTGGGGGCGGGCGGGGTGGCCTTGCGCAGCTGGATCGGGTCGTCCGTGAGGGGCCGGTCGCGGTGCTCGCACAGGGCGGCGTGTTCGTCCTTGGTGAGCGCAAAGGGGGGCGGGGTGGTCATGCGTCACCCGCTAGCACTGGCACGCGCCCGTTGGCGAGCGCTTGGCAGATGGCGTCGGTCTCACTCGTCCACCACACGCACGAGATCAGGCCCGTGGCGCGCCCACCGAACCGCTCACCGCCAGCAATGCAGTGCGCCGTAGCGAAGTCGCTGAAGGCGTCCAGCCATGTCCACTGGTTCGGCTCCACCTTGTTGGGCTTGCGCTTCAACTCGGCCACGATGATCGTGCGGTGGTCGGGCGAGATCAGGATGAGGTCGGGGAAGCCGCGGTGGCCCTTGATGGCGGTGCGCCACCCCTTTTTGCTGCGGGACTTGCGCTCGGCGTGGCACAGCCACCCGCCGCGCGTGGCGGCAGCGATGATCGTGTCTTCGCAGTCGTCCTCAAGCGGGCGAGGGGCCTCGGTCGGCGGCTTGGGCTTGGGGGTCATGCTGTGCCGGTCGGGACAGTGCAGGGATTGTCACAGAACTCATGGCACGCGTGTCGCCACTCGACGTCCCACATATCGCCTTCCTGTTGCGGGGCGTCACCATGTCGCCCCCACCCCTCTTCGCTCTCGTCGGGCGACTTGGGACACCCACAGTCCTCGTGCTCGAACACCAGGCGGGCGAACTTGCTGGACTCCGGGTTGACGATCACTCCCCAGTCACTCCCCAGTCGGCCCTCCAAAGGCACGTAGTAGGGGCAGAACAGAGCCTGTGCGCCGTCTTGGCGTTCGGGATTGAGGTCGCGAGTGGCGATCAGTAGGCGATGCATTTCGCGATGGGCGTACTGCTGCCAGGGCATCAGAACTCCCCCGCCTGTGCGTCCTTGACGAAGGCTTCTTCGTCGCCATACACCGGGTCGGGTGCCCGGCCACCGGACGTGCCGCCGCGGCTCGGGGTGGGGGCGGCGTCGCGCTCAATGCGCTCTACCTCGGCCCGCGCCCAGCGCAGGGACGGCCCGATCTCGTCGGCCACGATCTCCACCACGGAGCGCTTCTCGCCCTCCTTGGTGTCGTAGCTGCGCTGCTCCAGGCGGCCCGTGACGACCACGCGCGTGCCCTTGGTGAGGCTGGCGGCGGCGTTCTCGGCCAGCGTGCCCCAGGCGACCACGTTGAAGAACGAGGTCTGTTCCTGCCACTCGTTGTTGACCTGGTAGCGGCGGGACACGGCCAGCCCGAAGCTGGCGTTCGCTCGGCCGCCCGTGCTGAACCGCAGTTCCGGCTCCCTGGTGAGGTTGCCGACGACGGTGGTAGTGCTGCTCATGCTGCTGTTGCTGCCTTCCGGTATTGCTGTTGGTAGAGGTTGTGCGCCTTGCGGCACTCGGGGCACGGGGACTCGCCGCGCTTGACGTGGGTCACGTAGCCGGGGTTCGTGCCGCACTTGACGCTCTGGCCAGCGGGGCGGCGGTCCTGCGCTCGGCCGGGGGTAATGGTGCGCACGGTGATCTCCAGCGTCCACGAGGCCCCGCAGGTGGCGCACTCGATGACGGCGGCGCGGTGGCGCTTCTCGGGGCGGCTGGTGGCCAGCGCCTGGCAGGTGGTCCCGCAGTTCGGGCACGCCATGGCGTAGTCGCCGGAGGTGTCGCGTAGGGCGATGGTGGCTTTCATGGCTGCCACTCCCACAGCCCAAGCTTCCCCTTGGCGGGCACGGGAGCAATGGGCTGCACGTTCGTCAGCAGCCAACCCCAGCCGCCCGGCGCGTAGTCGCCGTATGGCCGTTGCGGTCCGTGCTCCTTCTCGGTGTCGTCAACGTGCCGACCGTCCATCGGCCAGTGCTCCAACACGTTGTCGCCCGACGTGCACAGGTGGTGGTCTGCCAGTTGGTGGCAGTCGGCCAGCCCAACGATCGGCACGCAGTCGGCCAGCGTCGCCGTGGCGATCACCGCGCCAATGGGTAGGTCGTAGACAAACCCCGCCTCCCAGTGCTCAAGCTTCGGCATTCGCTCCTGCACGTCATCCAGCGCCACAACCCAAGCGCCGATCGGTCCCCGAATCGGCATGGCCGCCCCGGCGTGAATCGCCACGGGCCCGCGGTAGTGCGTGCGCCACGAGCGCGTTTCGATGGTCTTGACGCCGAGGGCGATGAGGGTGGCCCACGGCTGGCGGATGGTGATGGCCTTCACCCCACAACCTCGGCGTCGATCACCTCGTCGTCGGCGTGCGTCGGGAACCCGCCGTCCGCCACCATGTCCGCCGAGAGGGTCAGGGATCGCTCGTCCAACTCCTGCGCCCGCGCCATCTCCACCGTTTGCGGGAGCCACTTGCATAGGCGGCGAAGCGCCGTCTTGAGCGCCATCTCCACGTAGTGCGTGTTCCATGGCGAGTACGACGAACGGGCGCCCTGGCTCTGCGCCTTCACCTTGTCCACCTGCTTGCGGGTCAGGACGACGAACTGTGGGTCACCGTTCACCTTGGCGACGGCGTAGACGTGCGTGAGCTTCGTCGGGTCCTCGTCGTGATCGCCGGGCACGTGCTCGAGGTGCGGGTCCAGGCCGAGCCGGTAGGTGAACTGGTCGCCCTCGTAGACGGGGAAGGCGTTGATGCTGGACACCTGGCCGGAACGGCGGGCAAGGTCGAGCATCCCCCGATAGCCAACGATGAAGTTGACGACTTTGCCGCGCTTGTTGTCGTTAAACGGGATCAGGTACGCCAAGCCGCGCGGGTCGTTGGGCTCCAGGCCCAGCTGCGCCGCCGTGACGCCGGCCGCCAGGAAGCTGGTCGGGTTGCAGTCCAGTAGCGCCGGGTTGGTGTTGGCGCAGGTGAGCAGGAGGCGCACAAAGCGGTCGCGGCTCATGCCGGCGGGGAGGCTGGCGCCCACGGCGTCCCTGTTCTTGTCCAGCAGGTTCGCCAGTGCCGCCTTGGGGCTGACGGTGGCTGGTGTTGCGGCGCGCTCAGTAGCGGCCATTTCGAGGGTGCTGCCCATGATGTCTATTCCTTGTGGTTGACCCTGAGCACTCGGCTCCGGGGGGTGGTGGTGTGTTGCTCGATCAGTTCGGGCACCGCTGCCCGGATGGCGTCCATGTCCACGCTGCGTCGCTCTTGCCAGCGCCAGGTGGCGAGGTTGCGCCCGCCGTCGCGCAGGCAGTCGCGGTCGCCCATCGCTGCCCGGATGCGGTTCTCTGCGGCAATGGCGATCTCGCCCCAGCGCTCGGCCTCCCGGCGTGCGTGTGCCCGTTCAGCGGCAGCGGCGCGCAGTTCGTCGGTGGCGTCCAGCGATCCGCCGTCGTCGGCCCACAAGCCATTCAGGGTGTCCGTGGTGGCGTCGCTGCCGTCTACGTCGGGCGGTGTGCCGGTGAGTACGTGGTTCAGCCAGAACGACCCGCAGGCGGTCGTCAGGAAGGCGATGTCCTCGGCGTCGGCCGCAACGGTGTAGGTGCGGAACTTGGGGCGACCGTGAGCGATGTGGAGCACCCCGAACAGGCACTCGTCGCGGTTGGTGACGGCCATGTTCCATTGCGCCTGGCAGCGGTACATCGGCGGGACCTCGGCCCACTCGTCGTCGCTGGTGGTCTTGAACTCGATCACGGCCGGGTCGGTGAGTCCGTCCACGGTGCAGCGCATCCACACTCGGTCGGGGTGAATGACCTGCATTTGCTGGCCGTCCACCCGCACGCCCGTGCGGTCCTCGAGCCACTGCGCCAACATGCCTTCGGCGCGCTTGCCGAACTCCATTGCCTCAGTGCTGGCCGTTGGGGTGACAAGCCCGACCTTCTGCGCCCACACGCTGTATGGGCTGGCCCACGGCGACAAGCCGACGATGCCGGCCACGTCACTGCCCCCGATGCCACCACGGCGCCAGGCGTGCCACTCCGAATCACTCATGGCACTCGTCTCGGCGTAGGGCCGACATCTCGGCGTGGTAGTCGGCCAGGAGGCTGGCGACCGCATCGGCGCGTTCGTCGTCGGTCAGCCGGTCGTCGGCCTCAACATCACGCATGGCGTCGAGGTAGATGCGCGGGTTCATCGCTCGCCCCTGCGGCACCAGGCCACGAACTCCACCCACGCGGCGGCCAGGGCTGCCGTGGTCGCCATGAAGCCGGAGGTCCATGCGGCGCTCACGCGGCGGCCTGCCTTCCGGCGCTGGTGAGCGTCCACCGGATGCACGGCGAGCCCGTGTCCGACACACCCGAGCGGTCGTGCTGCTCCACGAGGCCAGCGTCCCGCAGTTCGCCCCTGCGAACCCCAACGCTCGTTTGCTTGCGGCCGGTGAGCCGGGCAAGGTCAAAGTCGGTCAGCGGCCCGTGTTCGGCCAGGAGGGCCAGCACGCGGCGGCGGTCGCCCTCGGCGTGGGCGCTGGCGCGCTCTGCGGCCTCGTGTGAGGTATCGGGGTCGGTGTGGCGCGCCTTCGCCGGGACGAGCGTCATGGCGCTCTCTTTGGCGTGCTGCACGTTCGTCGGGTCATTCACTCGCTCGCACGCCCAGTAGCCATCGGCGCCGCGCGAGGTGAGGCGGTACCACGCCGTACCGCCCCACAGGGTCACGAGATCGCCGCGGTTCACGGCCGCGCCTCCAGCATCTCGCGTAGCTCGCGGTCGATGGCGTCCTCGGCGTCACTGGCGGCGTCAGCCCAGAAGCACCACACGGCGAATGCTGTTGCGCCGATAACAATCAGCGCGAGCCACACGAGATCGTTGCGGGTCACGGCCTGGCCTCCGCGGTCCACTCGCCGCCGTGGTTGTACCACTCGGCCCAAGTGCGGCCGTCGTGGCCGTGCACCGCCAGCACGTCCTCCATCGAGTTGAACACGGCGGTCTGGCGGACAGTGGAGACGCACCAGCGCACGACCGTCGTGCCGTCAGGGAACTCAACGATCCACGCGACTCTGCCGGTGCCAGAAAGGCCGGTGACGTCATCGGCTCGGGCGAGGAACCCTGGCGCCGGCAGGCCGTCGGGCGGGCGCCGCACGATGACGTACCCGGCCCCGCCGAGCTGTCCAAGCAGGGCGTCGGCATCGTGAAAGGCCTGGTCGGTGTAGTCCTCCAGGAATTGCCCGATGATGTCGCGAGGCTCCATCACGCGCCCTCCCTCGGGATGCCGTGGGCTGGGGCCTGGTCGCCCTCGATCCACGACGGGTGCCGGGTGTCCATCACCCGCTGCGTCGGGGCCAGCGCCACGAGGCAGCCCTCACGGTGGGCGGCGGACACCACGGCGGCGGCCTGGTGCACGGCGTCCACCGTGGAGCGCCGGGCATGGGCGAGCACCACCGACAGGGCCAGGTCGAGCGAGATTTCCCGCTCGTGGTCGTAGGGGCGGGAGTCGGCAGGGCGGACGGCCACGTGTGAGCGCACGGGCCGCAATGCGCCGGGGACGCCGGGGCCCGAGTGGGCGAGGTGGAGTGTGGTCACGGCGCGGCCCTCCGTGCGGCCAGCGCGGCGCGCTGCTCGTCGCTGATGGGCCGTCGCCAGCGCCCGGTGGCGTCCTGCGTGCAGCCGAGGGAGGCGGGGTCGGCGGGTTCGCCGCCGCCCTTCCGCCACAGCCACTCGATCAGCCCAAGCGACGCCGTGACGTGCGCCAGCCCATCCGTGAAGCGGGACCACGACACGGGAGCGACGCAGTGCTGCAGTTCGCCGCCAAACGACTGCCCGCAGGCGAGCCGCCCGGTTGCGGGGTTATGGGTGCAGGTGGCGCTCATGCCGCCACCCCGAACGCTCGGGCCAGCACGTCGGCGCTGGACTGCATCCGCAGGGCGTGGTCAGCTTCGGTGTTGAGCCAGGCGGTCAGCAGGGGCCAGTACACGTCGCGGGCGTCTCGGCGGTCACCGACCCCGTACGGCAGGAACACCCATGAGTGGCCGTAGCGCTGGTAGGTGGCCGTGCCGCAGGTAACGGTGGGGATGCCGTCCACGATGGTGGCGGACACCCGAGAGGCGGCCACCGGGCCAGCCGGGGGGGAGCCGGCGGCCGCGGTGGCCTCGCTGCGGGGGCCGCTGGGGAGCGGTCGGCCACGCCGCGCGAAGAGGGATCGGAGACGGTGGATCATGCCTGAATCTCCACGTCGTCAACCGTGGGCGGGTCCGGCATCTGCACGGCCAGGTCACCCACAACGCTGCCCCAGCCACCGGGCAGAGTGATGGTGACGCGCACCGCCACTTCGTCCTGCGCCAACCGGGGGCGCTGCACCACGCGGACGTCGCCGCTGGCGGTCACCACGAGGAATCGAACAATCTTCATGCTGCTGCTGCCTTTCGCTGCCACTCGGTGAGGGTGGCGACGCTGTAGAGGTCGCGGCCCGTCTCCGGGTCGCGTACGGTGACCGGCACCCCGAGGCGCCGGAACTTGTCGATGTGC